AGTAAATAGTTTATCTATTATATCTTGTGTATCACCATGAAATATAAATAACTCTATTCCTCGTTTTTCTAAACTTTGTGATAAATAATTGAGAGATTCACACATGAATTTAACTGCTGGATATGAAATATGAGGATTATTATCTATTTGATCTTTTGTAAAGATAAATACACAAACTACATATTCACATGATTCAAATGCATCAATTAGAGAAGTATTATCATGAATTCTCAAATCACGTGTAAATAGAAACAAATTAGAAGTCATTTTATTATTCAAAAGTATAATTTAAATTGTATATTACTAAATTAGAAAAATAAACACATTAATCAAACTGAAATCAAAAAATATAAGAAATGAGTACAATAAATAATTTACAAATATATACTGAAAACATAGCATATGCTTTAGGTGTTAAAGTAAATATATATGATCCTGTAAATCTACATCACACAACAAACATTTCATGGAATTGTTCGTGTAATGGTAAATTTATGTATAAATTAGGTGAAGTTATAGTTCAAGGTAAATGGTGTAAGAGTTGTGCTCCTAATGGTTTAGGTTTTATTCCAACTAAATTATTATATATATTATCGTGTTATTATTTGACTGGTAAATTACCATCATTAATGGAAGTCATTCATAAATCACATTTTATTGTTAATGGTAAAAATTTAATTTATAAAGCGCCGAACAATAATACTTCTAATGAAAATAATATATATTTTAGTTATAAATTATTTAATAAAGGTCTACATTTAACAAAATTAAATATCAAAGAAATATTATCTAATCTTAATGTAAAAATTTATGATAATGAATTATTATATGATGAAAGATCAGAGTTGAGTGTTAATATTTATAAATTAGCATGGAGTAAATTACCTAATTCATCATATATTAATAGATTACCACATGAATTATCTATTAAATTAGAAAAATTAACTCCTGATGAAATAATAAATACCTTTAAAGAAGAACTTAATAAAGAAAGTGATATTAAAATAAATTTAGAAGAACAAAATGAAATTAATTTATTACGTAAAAAGATTAAACAATCACTAATTAATTCTAATAATAATTTATCAGATATTAATAATAATAAATTTATAAATGATGAAGATGTTTTTGTTAAACCATCTAAAAAAATTATTAAATCAAGAAAATTAAATAATACTCCAGTATTAGAATCATTAAAAGATCAAGATAATTTATTGATACAAGAATTAAATGACGAACCTGAATTAGAATTAAATAATTTAAATAATATAAAAATTGAAATAGTTAATATTAATGAAAATAATACTGAAGATCATATTAATGATATGATAGAAAAATCTATCAATGAAAATGTAAGTGAATCTTTAACTGAGATTTTTAATAAACATTTTATAAACCAAATAAATTCTAGAAAAATTGAAGATGATGATCATTTCAAATCAATCTCTCTAGATAAAAATAATGAACCTGTTTTATTTACAGGTATGTCATTTTTTATTTCTAATGATAGACAAAATTCATTTAATAAAACAGATGATATACTTAAAGAAGATATTGAAACAATAAAATTATCTGATTTAATATCAAACAAACAAGAAAATAAAATGATTAATGATATAAATGACCTGACAGATTTAGAAGATGATTTTAATAAAGAAGATGAAAATAAAGGAACTGGAATGTTTGATTCAATTATAAATGTTTTACAAGAAATTGGTACTGATGAAAATATTGATGACCAATGTGACAAATTTGAACAATGCGAATATGATATAGATAATTTAGATAAATGTAAAGATGGTGAAACTTTTAATAAAATAAATACATCTAATATGTTTGAATCTGTTCTAGATATGTTAAAAGATATGCAAAATGGTAATTATAATACTGATAGTGATGATACAAATAGCAATGAAGATGAGGAAGAAAATAATGAAATAGTTAATGATAAAAATATTGTCAAAATACTCGTAGAAAAACATAATTCATTCGATTCAAATAATTCTTCTAATTTTTGCAAATTTAAAAATGATTGCGAAGAAGTTAATAAAATTGATGAATTTGCAAATAATTTTGATGAAAATTTAATTAATATTGAACTTGAACAAGTTAATAAAATTGATGAATTTGCAAATAATTTTGATGAAAATTTAATTAATATTGAACTTGAACAAGTTAGAAGTAAAAATGATGAAAAAATAAATGAAACAACATTAGACGATAAAAGAGAGATCTTAAATAAAGAAGAAATTGTTGATAAAGATTCAAATTTATATAATTTAGATAGTGAAAATGTATATAATCATGATACAGTTGGTTCTTGTGATAATATAAATAAAGATATTAATCAGATAGATGAACTAGAACCACAATTTTCAGAGTCTGAAACTATTAATAATGAAATATTTTTATCACAAGAAACAAAAGAAGGTAAATCTACTTCTAAATTAGTCAAAACTAAATCTATATATAAAGATGAGAATTTTGATGATATTATTAATACTAGTAATAAATTATGTGTTCATGGTAATCATGTACAATTTAAATGTAGTGCTTGTGATAAAACAAAACAATATAAAAAAAAATTAATAAATAATTGTCCTTATGTTGAAGATTATGATCTTGAAAATATTATTTATAGAAGTGCTAAAGAAAAAGTTACTATTAAATGTAAAAAACATGGAGATTTTTCTGGTAATCATAAAAGTATTGAAGAAGGTAAATTAAGATGTCCTAAATGTTCTTAATTTTAAATAATTTATTAAGGAATTCGAAATTGATTCTGATATTGTACAGGAGATGAAGGATTTATTGATTCTTCATGCATTCTACAAGATTTAACAATTAATATAGCGACATAAAATGATATAAGTAAAAACAAAACAATTCTTATAAAAGTTTCAAATTCACTAATTTTATTTTTATCAACAGTAAATTTTGATATATTATTATTTATATTACCATTATATAATGGATTAATTGCTACTTTATGTTGCATAAATAAATCATGATTGTTATCAAGATTATTTAATCTGTCATAATTTGAATAATTACTATGATTATTATAATTGTTCTGTATATTATGAATTTTAGGTTTACCAAACCTTTGATATATACTAGTTTCACTTAACATATTATCTCTATTATCATATTCGATTGTATAATCATCTATATTACCTGGAGATGTTTGTGAATCAAAAGTATGATCAAATAATATATGTCTATTAGGATAAGCAAAATCTTGATGTATATAATCAGGATTATAATTTCTAGTATCTATTCTTGGTTGATTAGGATTATTTAAATAATTTTGTTTTCTATCATAATGATCATACATTTTATAATAAGTATCCATACAACTATTATTATCATCACATCCATAAACTTTACCTTCATTAACAGTCAATTTACTTTTTTGTAGTTTATTTTTTGCTTCTCTCCAATATTTAGATTCAGGAGATTCTTGTTCTGTATCACTACTATATCTGCTAAATGGCATCGTTTTAATAGATGCAAAAAAAAGTAAATATAACTAATATATGTTAATATACAATCTTATATAACAAAAAAAAGATATACTGTTTATTTTTTTTTGTTTTAATTTTTTATTGTATTTTGATTATTATGTTATTTTTTGAAAATTTTATTGTTTTATATTTATTTGTTTTATTTTGTTTTATATTTATTTGTTTTATAGTTTTATTTGATTATTGTTTTTGTTATTTGTTCAGTGAACAATTATAATATTAATCATACAATTTATAGTAGTTAATTTTATTATAATTGTTTAAGTAGTGTAACGAAGTACAGCTGAACCATCGCTGACTAGCAAGAAGTTGAGTGCTTGAGCTTCAGCAAGGAATGTACCAGTATTTGTTGAATTAATAACACTTGATGAGAAATTAACATAGAACTCACGAGCACGTGAAGTGTTAACGTGACCACTTGGTTGATTTTCATATGGATGTAAGCAGAAGTTAATAAAGAGAAGTCCTTGATCAGATGGTGATACAAGAACTTGTGAAGCAGGTCCTCCACCATAAACTTCTGGCATGTAGCTGACAAAGAATGATGAATCAAAGTTAGCATAAAGATCAACACCATGTGCTTGAACTCCAACAGTATCAATAGTTCTAACTGAATTAACAACTGTACGTGTTGATGAAGATGCAACACTTAGTTTCCATCCTTCAGCATATCCATCATCAGTCCCATCAACTGGAAGAGTAACAAGTGGTGTAGTAACAACAGTTCCAGTTTGAGCACCTGGAGCAGTTGATGGAACACCAAGAGCTGCTGAATTAGCCCATGATGTATTACCAGAAGTTGCAACTACAGCACCATTACCAGTTGTATGATTAATACTGTAAACAGTTCGTGAACCAAGAAGTGATGTAACAGATCCTGATCCAAGAACTTGTGAACGAGTATTAGACATGAATGAATGCCAGTCAACATCTCTATTTGGTCCATTAATATTAACATCAGGACGCAAACCGCAATAAAAGAACTCAATAGGATATTTAAAGTTTGACATCAATAATTGATATGATGAAACATTAACACCTGCTTGATGACGACGATGAACACGAATAAGAGAGAAACCAATTCGTTCAATGTAAATATCGTGAATTTCAGGAATAGTAAAGATATTGTTAACATAAAGATTCATTGAAGTAAGAGTTGGTGATGAAAGAGTACCATTAGTAAGAACTGGATATCTCAAAAGTTGATTCCATGAAGCTAAGCACCATGAACTATTTTGACCTCCTTGTCCAACTTCATGAAGACCACCAACAAGTGTGAATGAACCTGCAGCAACAGAGATACCATTAGTAGCAGGTGCAGATGCAAATACATCAGTAGTAAGAACTGATTCATACCAAACTGATGGTGCTCTAAATACAAGATCAGAAACATTTGCAAGTTGGAAAGTAATGTAACGTTGTCCAGATGGAATAGCTGCACTTACAAGAGCTTGACTATGATCAAGATTGAACCAGAAGAGAAGTTTAATCCACATAGTTAGTTGTGGTTGAACTTGATTTGGTGTTTGTGGTCCATTAAGAAGAACATCACGTTGACGAACACCATAACCTACATTGTTAGTAACAGCATTAACTGGATTTTCTTGTCCCATATTTCTATTATATGAAACTTGTTTATCTGCACATAAACGATATTTACGATAATAAGTATAAGTCATATGATCATACTCATCAAGAGGATTTCCATTAACCTCAAATTTAGTATCAATAAAAAGACGTTCACCTGGATAATCACAATAATAAACGTTATCTTGAACAAGAGCAGTTGATGCAACTGATCTACCTGCTTCATCAACAAATCGTGATCCTCGAAGACGACGAACATTAACACATGGAACTGCCGAACCACCTA